ATCACAGGCGAAAATCGCTATTGATGGCGACACACGCAAAGCAGTTATAGGCGACAAAGATTTAAGCGCGTTCGTAACAGAATGGGCGACCAGTGATGACGGCAAACATTATATTGCAGCACCACAGAATAACGGTGGTGGCGCAAATGGTGGAAGTGGTAGCACTGGGCAACAAGTTGTAAGCCGTTCAACGTTTGACAATATGTCACACCCAGAGCGGGCAAGTTTTGCAAAAAGTGGCGGCAAAGTTACAGAGCAGTAGTTAAGCGATTGTTTATAAAAAACAGCCGCTAGATATATCCAATTATGATATAATAACTACTCCTAAACTTAGCTGGAGTAGTTTTCATGATTGGTGGAATTTATAAAATTCAAAATGTTGTTAATGGTAAATGCTATATCGGTTCAGCAAAATCATTTAAAACACGTTTTCGAAAGCATAAAAACGTTTTAGTTAAAAACGCCCATCATTCAATAAAACTTCAACGCTCATGGAATAAGCATGGCGAAGATGCTTTTATATTTCAACCTATTATTATTTGCAAACCTAAAGATTTATTATTTTATGAACAACAAGCTATAGACGCTTATAATTCGTATTATAAAGGCTATAATGCAACTATTAGAGCAAGTAGCGCGATAGGCGTAAAACGCTCAGACGAAACAAAAAATAAAATTAGTCTTGCCAGAAAAGGAATTAAATTATCAGATCAACATAAACAATCAATATCTGATGGAAATAAAGGAAGAATACATAGCGATGAAACAAAAGAAAAACTAAGATTAGCACATACAGGAATAAAAAAAACACAGTCTCATGTTGAAAAAATGAGACAAGCAAATTTAGGAAAAAAATACAGCAATGAAACAAAAGCAAAAGTATCTGCTAGTTTAATAGGAAATAAAAGAGCGTTAGGAAACGTGTTATCGGCTGAAACAAAAGAAAAAATGTCGATAGCTCACAAAGGTAAAGCGCAATCACCCGAATGGGTTGAAAAGCGAATTGCAAAAAGATTAGCGACAATAGCCGCTAAAAAACTTCAAATCAAAGAGGAACTATCATGAGTAATGTGCTCAACAATTTAGCTAGTGACATATACAAAGCGGCAGATGTAGTAGGTCGTGAATTAGTTGGTTTTATCCCTTCATCTACCATCAATGGTGATGCAACAATCCGCGCTGCAAAAGGCGACACAATCCGTGCGGCATTCACTCGCACACCAAGCGTTAACACTTCATTTGCACCTTCAATGACAATTCCTGAAGGTACAGATCAAACCGTTGACAACAAAACAATGACGCTTGATTCTTACGCTTCGGTTCAAATTCCTTGGACTGGTGAAGATATTAAACACGTCAATAATGGTGCAGGTTATGAAACCATTTATGGCGATCAAATTGCCCAAGCAATCCGCGCATTGTGCAACAAAATTGAACAAGATTTATTCTCGGCTGCTTACAAAGGCGCATCACGCGCTGTTGGTTCAGCTGGCACTACACCATTCGCGTCTAACTTCGACACTATTGCGCAAGTGCGTCAAATCTTAGTTGATAACGGCTGCCCAACTGATAACCAAATCAGCTTAGTGATGAACACAGCGGCTGGCGTTAAATTACGCAACCTTGCACAACTCCAACAAGTAAACACAAGCGGCAATGAAGCTTTATTACGTCAAGGTACTTTGCTTGATTTGCAAGGCATCATGATTAAAGAATCGGCTGGTATTACTACGCACACAAAAGGCGGTGGTACTTCTTACGTTACTTCTGGCTCAACTGCTGTTGGTGTTACTGACATTGCATTGGTAACAGGTAGCGGCACAGTATTAGCGGGTGACGTTGTAACATTTGCAGCAGATACTGCAAACAAATATGTTGTTGGCACAGGCGTTACTGCTGCCGGCACTATTTCATTAAATGCACCAGGCGCACAAAAAGTCATTGCTACAGCAAACGCTTTAACTGTTGGCGATTCTTACACACCAAGTGTTGCGTTTCACAAATCAGCCGTTGAGTTAGGCATGCGCCCACCTGCAATGCCTAATGGCGGTGATTCTGCCGTTGATGTGATGACAGTACAAGACCCAACAAGCGGTTTAGTATTTGAAATTGCAGTTTATAAAGGTTATATGAAAACCATGCTTGAAGTACGTTGTTTGTATGGCGTAAAAGTATGGAAACCAAACCACGTTGCGACGTTGCTAGGTTAATTTTTATAGGGGGTTCGCGTTCGTTCCTGTTCGCGTTCTCCCGCCTTTATAAAAGGATTAAACTATGGCTTTAATCGTTGAAGACGGTACTGGACTTGCAAACGCTGAAAGCTATGTATCAGTTGCAGACGCAACAACTTACCACGCAAACATTGGCAACACAGCGTGGGCGGCAATTACCAGCGATGCAACAAAAGAGCAATTACTACGCAAAGCCACAGACTATATGGTGGCGCAATATCGTTTGCAATATGCGGGTTATCGCAGATACTCGACACAGTCGCTTGACTGGCCGCGATTATACGTTCCATTAATTGATTCATTATCGGCAAATGTTTTTCCGCAGTATGTGGATTTTGACATTGTGCCAACCACTGTAAAAAATGCGTGTGCTGAATTAGCCTTAAAATCTTACACAGCAATTTTAATGCAGGATTTAACACAAGGCGTTATTCGTGAAAAAGTAGACGTTATTGAGGTGGAATATGACAAATATTCACCACAACAAACCCGCTATGCTCAAATTGACGCCATGTTATCCGTGTTTTTTAAACAACAGGGTAATGATATGTCGAGATCATTGGTGAGAACATGACACTTGATGCTCGCGCTCGCTCCACAGCAGATAAATTGCTGGATAAGTTTGGCAAATCAATCACGCTAACGTCTATTGTTGAAGGCACTTATGACCCAACAACGGGTGAGTTATCGGGCGGAACAACAACATCCACTAATCATACTGCTGTTATCAAAGACTATAACGGAATTGATTTTATTAGCGGTGTAGTTCAAGCAGGCGACAGAAAAGTAATGATCGCGGCATTAGGCGCACCAACGCCACAACCGGCAGACAAAGTAACCGTTGATAGTGAAGTTTATCAAGTGGTAGCAGTTCGTCATATATGGTCGGGTGAATTACCCGCGCTTTATGAAATGCAGGTGAGAAAATGACGGGTTCAATGTCGCAAATTGTGGCGCGTGTTAATGGTCGCATTGATGACCAAATAAGAATGGCAACGCTTGGCGTATTTATTGGAATTAGAAAAGATACACCAGTTGGCGAACCTAGCACTTGGAAAAATCCAGCGGCAGCTCCAGAAGGTTATGTTGGCGGAAACGCTCGCAATAATTGGCAATGCACAATTGGTGCGCCTTTTGTTGGTGAAGATGCAAACGGGTCGGATGAGAAAATACAAAGAACTAGTCCACGCAGAGCTGGAAGTGTTGTGTATTTAACCAATAACGTGCAATACATTCAGCCATTAGAATATGGACACAGCACAAAATCACCCAATGGCATGGTTAGAATAAACGTTGCACGTTTTGAGGGGTTATTAAATGGCACTAGTTGAGATCCGCACAGCATTAGAAACAAAACTCAATGCGCTAACGCCTACGATTGCGACAGCGTGGGAAAACGTACCGTTTACGCCCGTCGTTGGTACAGCATATCAGCAAGTTAATTTAATGATTGCAGATACATTAAACCCAACATTAGGCGGCAATCATTATCGCGTAAAAGGTTTTATGCAGGTACTATTGTGTTATCCGGCTAACGTAGGCGCAAAAACAGCAGCAACCCGCGCTGATTTATTGGTTAATCATTTTAAACGCGGTACAAGTTTAACAAACGGCAGTGTAACTGTTATTATTGACAAGACACCATCAATTGCACCGGCATTGATTGACGGGGTGCTTTATAAAATTCCGGTATCAATTTACTTTTCAGCAGATATTTATCCAACATAAAGAGGTTACAAAATGACAATTGCACAAGGCGTTAAAAAAGTCGTATCGTACAAAAAACAAACAGGCTTAGGCGTAGCAGCTTCAGGCGGTGGCGGTCAAGAATTAAGACGTGTCACAAGCACAATTAATTTAACAAAAGAAACATTCCAATCAAACGAGATTCGCCCAGATCAACAAGTTGCTGATTTCCGTCATGGTTCAAGACAATCAACGGGTACATTAAGCGGTGAGTTATCAGCGGGAACATATAAAGACTTTCTGCAATCTGTATTGCGCAGAGACTTTGCAGCAATATCATCATTAACAGCGGCTGCTGTCACTATTGTTGCATCAACTGGTGTTATTACTTTTCAAACTGGCAACCCTTTAACGGCTGGTATTAAAATTGGTAATGTGGTTCGTATTACGGTGGGCAGCGTTAACGCAGCTAATTTAAATAAAAATTTGTTAGTAACTGCTGTAACAGCAACCACATTAACAGTTAAAACGTTAAACGGTAGTGCGCTTGCAGATAATGCAACATCGGTTACTGGTGTAACTGTTGCTATTCCCGGCAAATACACTTATGTGCCAGAAACAAGCCAAACACAGGATTATTACACTATTGAACATTGGTTTTCAGACGTTGCACAGTCAGAGGTTTATACTGACATTATGCAAACCAACGCTCAGGTTAAAATCCCTGCAAACGGCATGGCAACCATTGATTTTCCATTGGTCGGATTAAACGTTACCACTGGCACATCACAAGTTTTAACTTCACCAACTGCAATCACTACTGGTGGCGTAACTGCTGGTGTAAATGGTTTGTTACTGGTTGCAGGCACACCTGTTGCCATTGTTACGTCAATTGATTTTGACATTAACGGCAATATTGCAGTAGCTGACGCGGTAGTGGGTTCATTAACACGCCCAGATGTTTTCCAAGGCGTTGTAGGTGCAACAGGCACATTTAGTGCTTATTTCACTGATGCAACATTCCGCGATTATTTTATCAATGAAACCGAAGTGTCTATCATTGTGGCATTAACAACAGATAGCACTGCAACGGCTGATTTTGTATCGTTTACTATGTCACGCGTTAAAATTGGCGGTGCTGATGTAACTGATGGCGCGTCTGGTTTAACTCGCACATTCCCATTCACCGCGCTTAAAAATACAGCGGGTGGTAGTGCGGTGGCTAATTTAGCGACAACAATCATGGTTCAAGATTCACTCGCTTAAAAATAGTGCTACAATTACCCACGCTTGCAATCATGCGGGCGTGGGTATTTTTTTATAAATCAACAGGAACATACGAACATGAGCAAAAAAACAGGTTTATCATTTGATGATTTAGATTTAGTTAGCGCGTCAGAAAACGCTTATGAGTTTGAATATTTAAGAGCTGACGGTGGCGATACAGGCGTATTTATTACAGTGCTTGGTTCACAATCACCAAAAGTACAAGATTGGGTTCGCAAAACGTTAAACCGTAGAAAATCACAAGATCAGTTAGCGGCTAAGCGCGGAAAAGAAATTGAGCGCACAATCGAAGATGATGAACAATTTGGCATTGACGCAGCAGCAATTCGTGTTGTCGGATGGCGCGGAATTACAAACTTTGAATATTCACCAGAGAACGCCACAAAGTTAATGGAACGCAACAGCGAAATCCGTGAACAAGTTTTTGAGGCAAGCAATAACTTGGGAAACTTCACCAAAGCCTAATCAATGACATTGTCGAGTTTGGCACACGAGAATTTGAACTCAGCAAAACAAACGACAATGGCAGTAGTTTACGCGATGAAGCTCAAGCAATTATTGCAATGGGGCATGATATACCAGACGATTATAAATCATTGTCTATGCCAGAAAATTACGCCTACTGCTGGGCGTGGTTTGGTGAATTAAGCCGAACACGCTCAAGCAATGGGTTTGGTCAAAATCCAATTAGTTACTCGGAAATTGACGCATGGTCAAGATTGACCAATATAGAATTAACGCCATTAGAAGTAAGTGCTATTATGCGTCTTGATAGTGCTTATTTAAATATTCAAGCAGAGCAAATTGCAAAACGGAGCAAAACAAAATGACCACCGATACCTATTCTATTCAAGTCGCAGTTGATTCGACCAGTGCAGTAACAGCCACGCGCAATTTAACGGCAATGGAACAAGCCACTGGACGCAGTGAACGTGCGTTGCTTAGTTTAGGTAACATGGCAAAAGCGGCTAGTGCTGCGTTACTTGGCATTGGCTTTAAAACCGTAATTAGTGAAATGGCATCGTTTGAGACTCAAATGATTAAGCTTAAGTCTTTGACTGATGCCACCACTCAACAAATGAAAGCAATGGAAAAGCAAGCGCGTGAACTTGGCGCAACCACAGCTTTTTCAGCACAGCAAGCAGCAGAGGCGCAAGGTGTTTTAGCGTCAGCAGGTTTGAAAACAAATGAGATATTGACGGCAACGCCTAAAGTTTTACAACTAGCGGCTGCCGGTAGTTTAGATTTAGCTAAAGCTGCTGAAATATCAACAGGTACAATGAAAGCTTTAGGATTGCAACTTGGCGATCTTGGGCGCATTAATGATGTTTTTGCAAAAACAGCAGCAGATTCCAGTACAAACGTTGAGCAAATTGGCGATGCAATGAAAAACATTGCGCCAGTAGCGAAAACTTTTGGAATTAATCTTGAAACATTGACAGCATCGCTGGGGATTTTGGCAGATAATCAGATTAAAGGAAGTGAAGCGGGTAACAACTTAAAAACAATGCTTGTTGCATTGAGTAATGACACAAAAGATAACGTAGAAATATTAAAAAAACATGGTGTAACTTATAAGCAATTAAATGTTGAAGTTTATGGTTTAGCAAAAGTAATGAAAACTTTGCAAGACGCACATTTAACAGGCGCAGAATCATTAAAAATATTTGGGAGCGATGCAGCAGCGGCAGGAAATATTTTAGCTGCAAACTCTACAAAAATAGATGAATATGCAAAAAAATTAGAGAATGCAGACGGTTCAGCTAAAAAAATGGCTGATACATTAAATCAAGGTTTAGCAAAAGCGTTTGACGCATTAAAAGGCACACTTAGTGAAGCAGCATTGCAATTAGGCGATTCTGGCTTAAAAGGCGCATTGACCGATGTGATACAACAAGCAACAGGCGTTATTGCCATTTACGAAGGCATGGGCGATAAATTTGCAGAATCTAATAACTACACAAAAGAACAATACGATAATTTAAAAAGCGTAGCAGACGAATTAAAAATTGTTGCAGGTGCGGCTGGTGGTATTGCAGCATTAACTGGCGCAATATGGGCGGCTAACGCGGCTATGTTAGCGTTTAATGTTGCAACCCGTGCCAATCCTTTAATTATGGGCGCAACAGTTGTTGCGGCAGCAGCAGGCGCAACATTTGCAAAGATAGCAGACAATCAAAGCACCATTGATAAACAAATTGAAACGGCAGAAAAACGCATTGCGGCAATGGAAAAATATGGCTTACCAAACTTAATTGGTACAGCAGTTGGTTTTGATACTGAAAAAGAACGCACAAAATTAACTGCGTTAAAACAATTTAAAGAAGAACAACTTGCGGCAACAAAAGCAACTATTGACGCAACCGCCAAAACTGAAAAACATACTGAAGCAGCTAAAACAAATGCAGTTGCAACAGCAGATTCAACAGATAAAACTAAAAAAACATCTGAAGCCAAAAAAGAAGCAGCAAAAGCCACTAAAGATTTAGCAGAGGCAGAGCGTTATTTTAATGAACAGCTTAACGCACAGGTAGCGTCAGCAGAAAACGCGGGCAAACTATTTGCAGCACAACAACAAACCAAGATTGCGGCACTTGAAGCAGAGCGCGTATCGATTCAAGATAAAGCGGCTATTGAGTATGAATCAGCAAAAACTTATGAAGAAAAATCACGCATATTAAATCAATCACAATCTGCAACCAATTTACTATTGGCTAAAGAAAAAGAGATCCGCGATTCATTAACTAACCAAAGCGCGGAAACCATTGACGCTAAAATTGCAGCGGCTCAGGCAGAATTAGATAACGCGGGAAAATATAATTTAACGCTGGCTGAACAATTACGCTTAAAAACTGAAATTGCAGGATTGCAAACAGATAAAGCAGTATTAGCAGAAACATCAACGCAATCTGATATTAAAGCAAAGTCTGACGCTGAACAAAAAGCAAACAAAGATAAAATTGACGGTATTAAAGCTATTGAAGACGCTCAAAGAAATTCTGATGAGCAAGCAACTGCAAGAATGGCGGTATTAACTTCAGCACTTGAAAACGCAAAAGAGGCTGCAAACGGATTAAAAGACGCATTTGGATTAATTGGCGAAGCGATGGGAGGTATTGGCGTTTCACTTGCCCAGTATGAAAAAAATGCAGAAACAGCACGACAAGAATATGAAAAAACAGTAAAAAATCTTGCAACAAGTGATATTGCTGGAAATCAAAAAGCACAATCTAAACTGCAAGAAAAATTACTTGGTGCTCAAATTAAATTATATGGAGATTTGACACAATCAGCTCAAAACTTTTTCAAAAAAGGGACAACTGGCTATCAAGTATTAGGAGCAGCAACTAAAGTATTTAGAGCGTTTGAGATGGTTCAATCTGCTATGTCAATGTCAAAACAAATTGCAGACATGGGAAAAACTGTTGCCATGTATTTATTTGGCGAAACCGCAAAAACAACTGCAAAAGTAACTAGTTCAACTGCTAGTGTTGCGGCAGATACAGTAGGTGCTGGAGCATCAGCAACTAAAGCTGTTGCCGATGCTTCGCAAGGAGATCCATATACAGGTTTAATTCGTGGTGGAATGATGCTTGCGTTTATGGTTGCCATTGGCGCAATGTCAGGTGGCGGTGGAGGTGGCGGTGAAGCATCACCAATGACAGGCGCGGATTATATTACAAAAGAAACAGACAAATATAAATCGTCACAAGGTGGAACAGTATTAGGTAGTGATGAAATGTCTAATTCAATTCTTGATGCGCTTGATACGATTAGTTCAAATTCTAGTGCGGATTTAGATTACACAAAAGGCATGGCTAGAAGTCTTGAGGTTTTATCTTATTCAATGAAAGGCGTTGCAAATTCAATTGCAAAAAATTATGGCATTGATACTTCATCACTTGGCTTAGGTACGTCAACAAGTGGTTTCTTTATGACAACTACAACTACAAAAGAATTTGCTGGTAGTGGCATTAAGTTTGTAAAAGATACATTAGGCAACATTGTTGAAAGTGGAATTATTGCGGGGCGTAATTATTTACAAACACTTGTTACTAAAACATCAAGCGGTTTTTTAGGAATTGGCGCGTCAACAAAACAATATATATCAACAAAATGGTCGCCATTAAATGATGAAATAAGTGCGTCAATTGCTTACTCACTTGGAAAAATACAAGAAAATGTTGTTTCATTAGCGGGAGATTTTGGCGAAGTAGCATTAGAAAAATTAAAATCATTTGAAATTGATTTGGGTAAAATGCCGCTTGGAAAAGATGCGGCAGCTAATACTGAAATTATTAATGGCGCATTATCAAAACAAGCTGATTTAATGGCAATAATTGCTAATTATTCTTATGCAGATTTTCAACAAATTGGCGAAGGGTATTATCAAACATTAAACCGCGTATCAATTGCTATTTCTACAGCACAAACAAAATTAAAAGTATTAGGAATTAACGCCATTGAATATACTGATATTATTAATAAACAAGGCGATATTGAGCGTGAAATGGTTACGCAATCACTTCAACTAGCCTCAGCATTTACAGACGTTAACGATATTATTGAAAAATTGCCCGGCACAGCGGACGATATTATTGAAGCGTTTAACGGATTAAACAGCATCAAAGCAGGATTAGCGGCTATTGGCGCGTCAGGTTTAACTTTATCGCAAGATTTAATTAACGTAGCTGGTGGTATATCTGCTTTAAACAATACAATTAATGATTATTTTAACAGCGATTATTTTACCAAATCAGAAAAAACTGCGTTTAATGTTAAAACATTAACAGACAAATTTTCAAAACTTGGATTAATTATGCCAAGTATTGGACTCAGTACAGAATCAGCAATGGCGTCATACAGATCATTACTTGATGTACTTGTTAAAGATACAACAGATCAGGGAAAGTTAATTTATTTAAAAGCGTTAGAAATGTCTAATGATTTTGCAACAGCAGCTCAAGATATTGCCGACATTGTAAAATCCGAAACTGAAACAGCAACTAAATCATTTAATGACGCAATGGATTATCGCATTACTATTTATAAAAAATTAGGTGAACAAGACCCAGCAGCAAAAGAAGAAGCGTTACGCTTAGAACGTGAAAAATCTATGCAAGGCATGACTGGTTTGACTTTGCTTTATGCTGGTTCATTAAACACACTCACAGATGCAAGCGCGGCATTAACAACGTCACAAACTGCGCTTGAAACAGCATACAAAAACTTAACCGCAATGCGCGATAAATTTGTCACGTTAGGTCAAGGCATAAGAACCTATTACGATCAATTGACGGGTGCGCAAAAGCCACAAGCAACAGCACTTGAAGTTTATTCGTCTGCAAAAGAATCGTTTATTACAACAGCATTAGACGCAAAATTAGGAAAAGAAAGCGCGTTATCAACATTACCAGAAGTTTCAAAAGCGTTTTTAGATGCATCATTAAAATACAATGCAACAGGTAATGCTTATCAAGCTGATTATCAATCTGTTTTAACTGCGCTTGAGCAAGGCATGAGCGCGGCAGATAAACAAATTGAAATTATGAATCTGCAACTTCGTGAAGCAGAAAAAGCAAATACAAATTTGTTAACTGTTAACTCGTCTACGCTAACAGTCAATACAGCAACAACAAATCTTGCGACAGCATTGGCTGGTTATCAAAAAACATTGATTGATTATAACAGTGCTAAAACTACAGCCGATCAAATTTTAGTCGGCATTAATTCAATATTAAAAGCGCAAGATTTAAAAACACAAGCAGAAAAAGATGCGGCAATAGCAGCAGCAAAAACAAATCAAGACGCGTTG